GAGTCCGAGCCGGATGCGGTTGGCGCCGTGTTCTTCGCGGTCGCACGTGGCCTCCCGTCGGTGGTAGTCCTCGATTGGGACGTCATGCCGCTGGAGCAGTCGACGCTCGACGCGTTCTTCCCTGCGGTTGCCGCGCAGCTGAAGGACCTCGTCAAGCTCACCACCAGCGGCAGCCCCCACGCGCCGCTGATCGTCGAGCCCTCCGGTCTCGGGGCGATGCTGCTCGAAATGGGAAGCCTCCGGCGGTACGGTGTCGTGCCGCTCGTCGATGAGGGGCTGCTCGCCAAGGATTTGATGACCCGCGTCGTTGAGGTAGGCAACTACCTGCACAGCGGTGCGATCAAGCTCGCGCGCCCGGCGCACGAGAAGCTCACCACGTTCAAGGGTGTTCACCGCAACCATCTCAACGGAGAGCTGGCGGCGTTCACGTTGGGCGAGAAGGAGCAGAAAGTCGGCCCGCTGCTTGCGGCCTTCGCGACCGGCGCATTGGATGCGCTGAGCGGAAAGCATGCCTTGAACGTCTGGCTGCGGATGTTGAATCCGACTCCAGTCGAGCCCGGGCCGTTGGCGGACATGTTGAAGCCTGCGCCGCCGCCACCACCACCCGCGCCGGCACCGGAGCTGCCGAAGGATCCGGAGGTGGTGCACGTCATAGGCACACTCACGCACGACGGCGTCGATTCCGTGGCGCTGAGACAGCGCGCCGAGCGCATCGTGCAGAAGCGCCGGGAGACGACTGCGGCGATCGAAGCCGAGAACGCAAAGACTCGTGAAGCCGCGAGAATCCGCGACGCGAAAATGGCGGGGCTCGCATGAGGCGCGTCTACATCGCAATCCCCGTGCCGGCGCGTGAACTGTGGCGACTGCTCGCTGATCCTGAGGATTGCCCGCCGGGCTACATGATCGTCGGCACCATGGCGGCCGTCCGTCGCCGCCGGCTGATGCCCGTGCAGACGTCTGCAAACGCAGTACTCGCGCTGCCGGCCGCCTCGAGCGAGCCGAACAAGCGCACCCTGTGTGTAGCGTGCCCACTCCGACAGGCGCCTGCGGTCGCCCAGGAGGTGCGCAGTGCGTAAAAAGCACGCCAAGTGGGCCCGGCGGTTGGCCACGAGACTGCGGCTACGCTTCGCATCGCCGAGCCATGTCGCAGCGATGAAGCGAGTGGCAGCGGCCCAGGCGGCCAAGCGCCGGCAGGTGTGGCCATGACCACGAGCGCCGCGGTTCTCAAGTTTCAACCGCGTGTCGGCCGTCCCTGGTCTGGCGGGGTTTATGCCGGTGTCGGCCTGATCGTCGGTCCGCTGCTCGATGCGCCGGCCACCTGGGACGCCGCGACAGCGTGGGCCGCAAGCGTTTGCGCATACGGGCACACGGACTTCGCGTTGCCAAGCGTCGCTGACCTTGGGGTGCTCGCGGCGGCGTTTCCGAAGTTCTTCCGCGGCGATATCTGGTGGAGCTGCGAAACACATCGTGACTTAGCAACGGACGCCTTTGTCGTTCACTGCGCCGCTGGCATCGTCGCGCATTGGGCAAAACTTCATCCCGCTCACGCCGTCGCCGTCAGACGCGTGGCCACCTAACCCGAACAGAGGAAACCAACATCATGGCCAACACGACCATCACCCCGACCATCGGCGCGGCCGCACTCGCGGGCGTGGCGCTGACAGCCGGGCTCGGCCTCGCGCCGGCGCAGGCCATCGCTACGGCGACCGGCGTCGCGCCGACTGTGGCCTCGGTCGGCAGCACGAACCCCGGCACCGGCCTGCCAGTTTCTTGGAGCGCCCTCGGCCAAGGGGCGGCCGGCGCGGCCACGCCGCCGATGGCATGGAGGCAAGCAAAATTCCAGGTAAGTGGAGTGTTTGGCGCCGCAGGATCGCTGCTGATTCAAGGCAGCCCCGACGGCATCAACTGGACCGCGCTCGCCGGCGTCAGCGGGCCCGCTTCCGCGGACGTGACTCAAGCCACTGTCAACCGCGCACTCACCGGTGGCAATGGCCTCCAGGTCATTCAACTGCCCGGCACCACAACGGTCGTGATTTCGATCACCGACTGGATCGGCCCGGGCTTCCCCTACTTGCGCGCGGCTGTGCAGGGCGGCGACGGCACAACCTCGCTCAGCGTGACGGGGAACGTCTCGACCACCGGCTGCGTCTGACTAGGCCGCCCTAACACCAACTTCAACAGGAGAGACTATGAACGCCGTCAACATCAGCGAAGATTCAACACCGGCCCCCGAGACCTCGCTTGCGGCCGCCCGTGAGCGGTTGGCGGAGACAGCAGCGAGAGAAGCGGAGGCAGCTGCGAAGCTGGAAGCTATCGGCGCAGCGCGTGAGCGCGGCAGGCAGGCGCACGAGGTGGCTGTTAGCGAGGATTCACGGCTTGAGGCTGCCGAGAGCGAGTGGATCGAGCGCGACGCCAGGCGCCTGCAGACAGCCTACGCTGAGGGCAGCCGCATGCCGCCTGCGCTTGTTGCCGATCCGAAAGCGCAGCAGGCGCGGCTCTCGGCGCGAATAAATGTGCGCGCCCGTGCATTGGCGCTAGAGCATCTCATCCTCGAGGAGCAGGCTGCGCGCCAGGAGCACGCTGCGGCGAAGTCAGAGCATCGCGCGGCGGCCGACGCAATTATTGACATAGAACGCGAGAGTTCTGCGGCGAAAGTGTTGCACCACGAGGCGGAACTCTTGCGTGAAGGTGCCGTGTTGCACGGCTACGTGCCTGACGATAGGCATGTTCCGCTCAACAGGTTGCCGGGTCATCAGCTATCCATATCAGCGCGGGTGCAACGTGCGCTTGACGTGCTTAAGCGCGTGGAGGCGCCCACCCTAAAGGATGACCTGAATAAGCCCATGAGTGAGCTGCAGCGCATCGGGCCGGTGCCGTCTGAGCTTTTGGCCGAGCGGCGAGCCGCCCTGACTGACGGTGCCGCACCGGACCCGGCCGCAGAGCCGCGGGATGCGGCGGCGTGATGACGAGAATCGAACTGGCGCGCGTGGGTTGGGCGCTGCGCGCGCCTGCTGCCGGTAATGTCCACGGTCCTCGGGCCGGCGGCGGCACAAGTCAGCGAGTGTGCCAAACAACTGCTGAATGCCGGCGCGGGGGACTCCTGTTCCTTGGTTTTACCCCCGGCGGCCGGCAGCGCGCCGAGTCGATGTTCAGCCCGGCGCGTGCCCTTTTTTGTTTCCGACTCAACAGGATCTGAAACCTCGATAATTTTTGGAGACTGACATGACAACTGCTTCTGATTACCCATGCGAGCGCGCGGGCTCGGGACCCACCAGATTCCTGGTGCGGCGGCAGCAAACAACGGACTCGGCTCGCTTGTTCGGCCGCGAGCGCAACATGCGCAGCACCCGCGACGATGTACCGCTGGGCGAACAGCAGCCGCGCGATAAGCAAGTGGGAAACATAGTTTATCCCGAGCCGGTCACGCGCATTTCCTTGGCGAAAGTCTGGACCGCCGAGGCCGGCGATCCGCTCGCCGAGCAGCTCGCCGAGCAGGCGAACTATGCGACACAAGTGTTTGTGGATGCTGTCCTTGCACGCGACGAGCAGGAGTTGGACGACGAGTCGTTGAAAAATGCGATTTCGCACTCCAAAGTCTTGACCGCGACACTCCAGGACATTCAGGCCAAGAAGGAAACCGCCGACGGCCTGGCCCGCGCCCGCGCGAAGGATGCGCCGCGCGATCCCGATCCCGCTGGCGACCGGCCGCCTGGTGAGAAGCAGACCAAGGACGCGCTCGCGCTGGCGCACCAGCGGAATCCGGCGATTCCTTCCAGCGGCGGACAGTACGACGCCAATCTCAAAAAAGAGCGTGCGGCAATGGCCGTGCGGGACCAGGCCGCTCCGGTGGCCCCGGCGCGTGTGTCGGGGCCAGAATTTGCCAAGCTGCATGACAAGTCCGCGGCGAAGCGGGCGTAGCTAAATGGCTGCCAGCCATGCGGGGCTCCTCGAGGCGGCCTGCGGACTCAGTCCACAGTTCGAGACCCCGCCGAACTGCACACGGTGCGCGGAAGTGTTTCGCGTCGAAGTGATCGTGCGGCGCGTCTACGAATTGAAAGTCGGTCTCGCGGTTGCCGCGTTTTGCCAACGCTGCGCTGAGGCGCTTCCGAAGGGCGGCGCGGCGGACATTGAATTTCGCGCTCACCTGGAGCGCCAGGCGCTGGCAAACGTGCCGCCACAGGGCCGCGCCTAAGGAGCAATTTTGACGCAACAATATCTCCGCAACCTCAGCCTCGTCGTCGCCGACCCCGCGGGGAAGGGGCTGGAGTTGGGCGCGCTGCGCTGCGTGTTCGAGACCCACCGCGGCGACACGCAGTCGCCGAACACTTGCGATGTCAAGGTCTACAATCTCAGCGCCGACACGGCTAACCTGATCTACAGCCCGGAGTTCACGCAGCTGTCGATGAAGGTGGGCTACGGCGCAGCGAGTGCCTCCGGGAAGCCCCCGGTGCTGCAGTCAATCTTTCAGGGCTCAATCAAGCAGGTGCGGCTCGGCCGCGAGGACCAGAAGAACAGTTACGTGGCGATCACCGCCGCGGACGGCGATGAGGCGTACAACTTCTCGGCCCTCGCGCTCACCCTCGGCGCAGGAGCCACGGCGTCCGATGTGGTGCAGTCTCTGATCAAGCAGATGGCCACGGCGGTCGCGAGCAGCCCCACCGGCGGCTCAGCCGGCCAGCAGGTGACGCAGGGTTATCTCCCAACGCTCAACGCCAACCAGTTCTCCCGCGGTCGCACGCTCTACGGGCTGTGCCGGGACGAAATGCGAGACTTTGCTGGAGCCAATGATTGCAAGTGGTTTATTCAGGATGGCGCGGTGGAGTTGGTTCCTAACACCGGATACATCCAGGCGCCCCCGGTATTGATCACGCCGTTCACCGGGCTCATCGGCACGCCGGAGCAGACGCAGAACGGACTCGAGCTGACGGTGCTGATGAACCCGTCGATCAAGATCGGTCGCACAGTGCAGTTGGACTACTCGAACATCAACCAACTGCGCTACGGCACGGACAAAGAGTCGACGCTACTCAACACGCTGCTGGCGCAGACTTCCACAAAGTTGAGCCCCAGCGGCACGTACTACGTGATGAAGGCCGAGCACAGCGGGGACACGCGCGGCACGCCCTGGTACACGAAGCTCACTTGCCTCGCGACCGACATTACGCTGGGCGTTGCGAGTGTCGGCGGGGCCGCGGTCACGCCGCCCTTTCCGTCGCCGCGCGACGCGGTGCCGAGGTACTAGGGCACATGCCGCAGATCAATGTGTTGCGGCCGTTCAAGCTCGTCACCCCGGTCGGCGTGCGCGGCGCGCACGAGCGTAGTTTCGCAAAGGGCGAGCACCTACTGGACCCGGAGAATGCCGAGGACGCGGCCGTGCTCGCCCATCCGTGGATCCGGGCCTGTGCGGACGGCGCAATCGAAAGCCCGCAGCAGGCCGAGGAGCGCCTGGAGCGGCTGCGGGCGAAGGAGCGCGAAGCCGAAGCCGCCGCGGCGAATGTCGCACAAGCTCTGCAGCTCAGGCCGGCCGACGCGGCGCTCGCGTCTGCTCCCGCTGAGCCCTCCGAGCTTGCGAGCACCGTCTCTCCCGCCGCGGGAGGTGCTCTCCCTTGGCGCCCCGATTACGCGGCCGTCCTCGCCGCGCGCGTCGAGCGGTTGCATCGGCTGCAGGCGTCGCCAGGAGCGCTCGAGGCGCTCAAGGCTTACTACGGCGAGCACATTGCCGCTTTCATAAACGACTGGGGAGTGACGGCCGACCCACGCAACGCTCTGCTCTCGCCGCCGCGGGCGGTCGTGCTGCCGTTCATTCTCTTTCCGAAGCAGCGCGAGTGGATCGACTGGGTGCTGGAGCGTGCGCGTCGCCGCGAGCCAGGGCTCACTGAAAAGTCGCGTGATTGCGGTGTGTCGTGGTTAGCGATGGCGCTGGCGGCCTCGCTGTGCCTCATGCGGCGCAACACAACAATCGGAATCGGTTCCGCGAAAGAGGATCTCATCGACCGCAGCGGCGACCCCTCGTGTCTGCTGTGGAAGGCGCGCCTGTTCATCGAGAGCCTGCCGCCGGCATTTCGCGGAGGCTGGGACGTTCGTCAGCACTCGGCGCATTTACGGCTGGTGTTTCCCGAGACCGGCAGCGCGATCGTCGGCGAGGCCGGCGATGCCATCGGCCGCGGCGGGCGAACGAGCATTTTTTTCATCGATGAATCGGCGCACCTCGAGCGGCCGCAACTGATCGAGGCGTCTCTGTCGTCGAATACGGATTGCCGCATCGATATCTCGAGCGTCGCTGGCATGGCAAACCCCTTTGCCGAGAAGCGGCACTCGGGGCGCGTTCAAGTATTCACGTTCCACTGGCGTGACGACCCTCGCAAGGGGGACGACTGGTACGCGCGTCAGCGCGAGACCTTGGACCCGGTGACTCTCGCCGCCGAGGTGGACATAGATTACCGCGCGTCAATCGAAGGCTCGCTCATACCCGCTGCGTGGCTCCATGCAGCAGTCGGCGCTGCCGAAAAGCTCGGCATAAAGCCCAGCGGAGCTAGGCACGGCGGGTTCGATGTCGCCGATTCGGGCGTTGACTCCAACTGCTTTGCCGCGCGCCACGGGGTGCGCCTGCACGGACTGCGGTCCTGGAGCGGGAAGAACAGTGACATATACGCCAGCGTCGTCAAAGCGTTCTCCCTCGCCGATCAGTACGGGACGGAGTGGGTTTACGCCGACGGCGACGGCCTGGGCGCCGGCGTGCGTGGCGATGCGCGCACCATCAATGCCGCGCGCGCAGGGGATGGGCGCCGGCAGATTCGCTTTGAAATGTTCCGCGGCAGCAGCGCGCCGTTCGACCCCGAGGGCGAGATGGTGCCGGGACGAAAGAATCAGGATTTCTTCGCGAACGCGAAAGCCGCTGGCTGGTGGCACTTGCGAAAGCTATTCGAGAACGTCTACCGCGCGGTAGTCAGCGGACTGAAGGTCGATCCCGACGCGATCATCTCGATCGACCCAGCGCTCCCGGAACTCGACCAGCTCCTGCAGCAGTTATCCCAGCCTACCTACAGTCTCAACAACGCGGGCAAGGTCATCGTCGACAAGAAGCCCGACGGCACACCGTCGCCTGACAGAGCTGACGCGGTCATGATCTGCTATCAGCCGCGCGCCAGCGCTCTCGAGACCTGGTTGAAGCTCGGGCGGGAGCCGTGACTTGGCGAGCGTGACACGCTCGCACCTACCACCTGTACGATCGGATAATCCCCCCGATTCTCCGGCCGCACCAGGGCGCGTACCAGCCCGGCACAACGCGAGGACGTTTATGCCCCAGCGCCGCAGGCGCGGCGCGCCTCAGTGCGCTCAATCACCTTGTTCTGTGAGTCGGACGCTCGCTTGAGCGCTATCACGTAGACTCTCTTCTTCTCTGCCGATGATGCAAGGCGCACGAAATCCGAGAGCGGCGTCGATGCGACCGCCCGCCGTCTTCGAAAGAACCTTCGGAAGAAAGAGAACACTTGCTACCTTTCAAGTCCCAGCGCCGCCTCGAGTTCCTCTCTCGTGACGCACTCTGGCACATGTCTATCGATCTCGTCGATTCCGACGCGAACCAGCTTGACTACGTTGTCATTCGGTTTCAATAGGAGATCGACCTGTATCTTGGGCCCGAACTCCCGCTTTAAAGCGTTTACCACGTCACGAGCCCCAAAATATTGATCGATGAAGCGTTCCGGCAGAATATGTCGGCCTTCTTCTGCCTCCCGGGCCTGTACAAATAGCCAGGCAAGGAGGGGGCTCTGGTAGACATAAAGGACGGTCACCTCGCGCTTTCGCCCAAGGCTCCGCTGGACGTTCTGCCGGGCACGATCGAGGTTCGACAGCGTTCCATCAAGAATGAAGCTCTGTCCCTGATCTAGGGCCAGGTCATGCATTCGGTCGACCCACGAAGACGCGGGGCGCTGAAACAACCAGGAGTTCGATCCGTTGTACCCCGGAAACTCGCAGCGAAGATCGTCCGGATCGATACGCAGAATCTTTGGCGCACCGGGGCGAGCCTCGAGCTGCGCAATGATCTCCTTCGCCGCTTCAGTCTTGCCAGCGCCCGGTGAACCGGCCATAAACACGGACACCGGATGTTCTTCGGGCACGTAGCGAGTCTTGTCCGTCAACTGCACGCAGCGGGTGCGCTTGTGAGCCTTCGCGAAGGCTACCGCTGCATCATGGATCTTGAGTTCCTCGTCGTTCATTGATCGAATTTTTTGTGGACAAGCGCCGCCCCATCAGCTGGCGGCGCATCCGAAGCCTTTGAAGGTTCGCTTATTCGATGAACTCTGGATCCCACCGACCGAGCTTTTTCAGAAGCTCATTTGTCAGCTTGCCAGGCCGGAACCAGCCCAGAGCGTCGTCGAGCGAATCAAAAACCGCCGCCTTTCCCGATGGCAGCGTAACGTCCTCAGGTTGAGCCGCGCGCTCTAGCCCATTAATCATTTCATCCAAGAAGCGCCGGACTTCAAGGTCCGGTTTCGTTACGGTCCGAACATTATAGAAGCCGTAGGCCCGGAGAATCTCCGACTTAGCCGCGAGCTGCCGCTCGGTGATCGTGGTGTCGTCGTCCGGGTGCTCGTCACTCAGGTTGTTCTCGGCCAACCAAAGACAAATCCAGCGCGTATCGTTTTCAGGCACTTGGTCGAGGCGGGAAGCCAGGTACCGCAGCGCCGCAGCACTGTCGTGGTTTCTGATGTCCCGGGGGTGCTCCTCCGCCTTGCCCTCGCGCCACTCTGCTTGCTCTATGACGGCCTCGATGAATAGCTCTCTGTAGTCCGCAAGCTCGTTGCTTTCGGGGAGGCGAGGAGGGTCGTTGTAGATCGTCGCGGCGCCAGCGGGGCGGCTGGAAAATTCGGTGACAAACTTGCCGCCGCGGGTCCGATAGATGGCCACGCGATGTGTCGTGTGCCCGCTGCGCGATTCCGCGGACGCGAGGGCCGCGCCATCGAACTGGAGCGGGCGATCCTCGTCGCGCTGCAGGGTATACCGCTTCGGATCAACCGGCATCTCCACCCGGAGTGTCGGGTTACCGGCTTGGTCCTGACCGACGTGTAGCTTGGGCGCTGGCTCTTGGGAACCCGCGAGGAGCCTTGACAGGCCGTCACCACTGAAGGGGGAGTTAGGATTCTGAGACGCGGACGGGCGTCCGCCTTTTCTGGGCGTGTTCATACGATCACCTTTACCAAACCCGAGAAATTCCGCTCGGCACCGGAGCCGCCACACCGTGGCGGGCATTGGGACTATACGGCTCGGCTCGCCCAGGCGCAAAGCCTCAAGTTCTTCGAGGGTCTTGGGTGACTCGGTAGCAGCGTGCGACCTAGCTCGTTTAGCCGGTGTGCCACCATTCGCCTTCTGGCTCGCCTTGTAGAGCAGTCCCCCCTTCAGCTCGGCCTGAATGCGCAACTGCGCGCAGCCACGCGGCGCACGCGCGGCCCCAGTGGGGAACTAGAGCGTCGGCACCTGCCTCCAGCGCAGCGTCAGGACCAGGTATGGGCCATTACTTGACCAACTAAGCGAGTTACTTGTAGCTTTGCGGTAGCGCCCTAGGACCAGAGAAAGCCCGTGCCAGATGTTACCCAGTTTGAGCTGCTGCCCCTCACGACGGCAGAGATACAGGAAATTCAAATTCAGGTGTCCAGGGTATTCACCCCGAGGACCCCAATCACCGTGCGCGAGTTGTTTGCAGGCCGCACCGATCAAATAAGCAAGGTTCTGGACGCACTCGGCCAAGTCGGCTTGCATGCCATTTTGTATGGCGAGCGCGGCGTCGGTAAGACATCACTGGCGAACATCATCGAGATCTTGGCCGGTGGCGCCATGAAGACTCTCACGTGCAAGGTTAACTGCGAGGGCGCCGACACTTTCGAGACAATTTGGAAAAAGGCGCTGAGCGAGTTCAAGTACAACTCCAAGCGCCGCGGAGTCGGATTCACTGCGGTCGAGGAGGGCGAGGTCAAGCGCCTCTCTGACCACGTGACAGAACGAGTCGACGCTAATTCTCTGCGGCTGCTGTTTGCGGCCGCCGGTACGCACCTCCTCATTATCTTCGATGAGTTCGACCGATTGCCGGCGAAGACAAGCAAAGCCTTCACTGACGTGATCAAGACGCTATCCGACACCAGCGCCAAGGTCACGCTGCTCCTGGTGGGCGTCGCTGACACTGTCGATAGACTCATCAAGGATCACGCATCTGTATCGCGCGCGTTGGTTCAAATTCACATGCCAAGGATGCAGGGAGGGGAACTCCAGCAGATCATCGTTGCCGGTTCCGAGAAGTTAGGCGTCACATTTGATCCGGGCGCAATCGCTCAGATAGTGCGCCTGTCGCAGGGGTTGCCGCATAACACCCACTTAGTTGCTCGAAACGCTGTGAGGCAGGCGATCGCCGGAATGAGCCGCACCGTTTCGAGTGTTGACGTCGAGCGTGCTCTGAAAGATGCGGTTACAGACGCCCAGCACAGCATTAAGACTCAGTACCTCAATGCCGTATCAAGCTCCCATAAGTCGGCGCTATTCCGTCAGGTACTACTGGCGTGCGCCATCGCGCGCAAGGACGGTCTCAGCTATTTCCAGGCCGCGGATGTATCCAACCCCCTCAGCGCCATCATGGGTAAGGCGTATGAGATTCCCGCCTTTGCGCGGCATCTCAGCAAGCTCTGCGAGGCCGGACGATCTGCGCCGCTTGAGAAGACCGGCGAGCGCCGCCGCTACCGTTATCGCTTCACTGAGCCGCTGCTCGAGTCTTTCATCATCATGAGCGGACTTGCAGACGGCCTGATTTCGCCATCGCTTCTGGCGTCGCTCACGTTGGAGTAGTCAATGGCCACCGCGCTATCGTTGCGAGCCGAGGCGCATGCCCCAGCACTTCGCTCACGCACGCCCGAGCCGGTTCTGATCGACTCTGGCAAGTTGCACTGAAGTTGCTTAAATGCGTACGCGGAATGCCACCACCGTGCTACCGCTCTGCGCCGGGCAGCGAATCAGAAGCAGCCGAGCGCTGTCACAACGCCCGTTGCCACAATTGCGAAGGAGACAGCGAGCAGGGCCCATCCCGCTAGCCCGACCCCTTCCGACCAGGAGTTCCAATGCTGCGCGCGCTGTTCCAGCGCTTGCCCCTCGGTGGTAAGTACCTCGATTTGGGACTGGTCCCCGGCGTTCCGAGGGACCGTCCCGCCGGCGGCGATCAGAACCCGCTCGTACTGCTTGGCCGTGGACTGAGTCAGGTACTGCGCACATCTCACGTCCAGAAAGCAAACAATCCCGACTGACAGCAGCCCGAGCATCACCGGGAACAATGCGGCGACCAGGTACCCGGCAAGCGCGGCTAAGTGACCAGCGGGGGCGCCCTCAAAGATGTGCTGCAGCCAGGCGGCGAGGATTACTCCAAGGCCCGCATGTGCGGTCGCGAGGATCTTTGTCCCCTGGCTGCTCGCCCGCTCGATCGTCCGGTGGGATCGCTCGAAGTTTGAGTGATAGAGACCGGTCATCCGATCGACGAACTGGCTGCGCACGCTCCGTAATGACTCGTCTGGCTCTGACAATGGGAACCGCCTCCCCGACGGTGTGCGCCACGGTGTCGGAGTCTACAGCGCTTTCGCGCCGCGTTGGGCCAGGTTGCGCTGAAGTTGCACTGACCCCCTCGAATCCAGAAAATCGCAGCTATTCAGCCCTGCACTAAGTATCTGGAATAATGGCATTTGCGCGCGAGTGCGTACCACTGGCGTGCGGGTCATCAGACTTGAAAACCGGAGGCTCCTTACGGGGCTCGTGAGTTCGAATCTCACCCTCTCCGCCAATTTGAAATGGCCGCTTTTTGACCTTGAACTGCCTGCCACCACCGTCCGCTTCGGAGCAGTCTA